GGTACCTACTCCCCTTCTACCCCCGGAACAGGACAGGAAATGAAAAGGGTCCCATCTGTAAGTACCCCTTATGATTGGGTCCCATCTGATGAGTGAGCAACTTGACAGACTGATGGCGCTAGCTGCTGGAGCGGAGTTAGGAGAGCTTTCGCAGATTGAGGATGAGCTGGGGAAGCTGTTGTGTGAGAGGAGCCTGTACGGGTTTATCAAGGCTGGGTGGAAGTATTTGGATCCGGCACCGTTTGTGGACGGGTGGCATACGCAGGCGGTGTGTGAGCATCTGGAGGCGTTATTGAGAGGGGAGATAAGGCACTTGCTGATAAACCAGCCGCCTCGGACGATGAAGAGTTTGACGACGAGTGTGGCGTTGGTTCCGTACTGCTGGGCGCAGAAGATAGATTTGGTAAATCGGAAAGCGCATATGGGTCCGAAGACGAGTTTTTTGTATGCGAGCTATGCGCATCATTTGAGTTTGAGGGACAGTGTGAAGTCGCGGAGGCTGATGCAGAGTCCGTGGTACAAGGCGAACTGGAAGCATTTTACGTTATTGGACGATGCGAACACGAAGGTGAGGTTTGACAATTCTGAAGGCGGGTATCGGCTGAGCACGTCGGTGGGGGGAGCGCTGACGGGTGAGGGGGCTGAGGTGATTGTGGTGGACGACGCGCACAATGCGGCTGAGGCGGAGTCGGACGTGGTGAGAGAGGGGGTGTTGCAGTGGTGGGACGAGGCTATGAGTACGCGGTTGAACGACCCGAAGACGGGGAGTTTCATTGTGGTGATGCAGCGGCTGCATGAGGGAGATTTGGCTGGGCACATTATGAAGAAGGCGGAGGCAGATGGGGACTGGACGTTGTTGCGGTTGCCGATGGAGTATGAGCCGACGATGCATTGCGTGACCAAGTTGGGGTGGCAGGATCCGAGGGGATTGGACGAGAACGGGGAGACGCTGGAGGGGTTGACGGAGGGGACGAACGGGCAGTTGGTGGTGGTGCCGGGGAGTCCGATGGCTGAGGCGCGGGGGACGTTATTATGGCCGGAGCGGTTTGGGCAGGAGGAAGTGGACAATCTGAAGCGGGCGTTGGGGCCTTTTGCGGCGGCGGGGCAGTTGCAGCAGAGTCCTACGCCGAGGGGTGGAGGGATTATACGGGAGGCGTGGTGGCAGTTATTTCCGCCGAAGGGTGAGGAGAAGGTGTGGACGGTCAAGAAGAAGCAGTGGGACGAGCAGAGTCAGGATTACGTGGAGCATGAGGTGGTTAACTACCCGCCGATGGAATACGTGGTGGTGTATGCGGACACGGCGTACACGGAGGATGAGGAGAACGACTACAGCGCGGCGGCGATGATAGGGGTATGGCGGGACCGGCAGGGCAACGCGAAGATGATGTTGATGAGGGCGTGGCAGGAGCGGCTGGAGCTGCACAAGCTGGTGCATCGGTTGGTGAGCACGTGTTTACTGTCGGGAAAGTATGGGGCGAGGAACGCTGTGTTTTGCGATGCGTTGATAATTGAGAACAAGGCGTCGGGGAAGAGCGTGGCGCAGGAAATAAAAAGGCTATTCGGAAATGAGGATTTCCAGACGATTTTGGCGGATCCGGAGCGTGGGGACAAGGTGGCAAGAGCGTATAGCATTCAGTATTTGTTTGCGGATAAGATGGTGTATGCGCCTGCGAGGGCATGGGCGGATGTGGCGATACAGGAGTGCGCGAAGTTTCCGAAGGGTGACCATGACGACATGCCGGACGCTATTTTTGGTGCGATTGCGTGGTTGCGGAGAAACGGGTATATCGAGATGAAGCGCGAGCGGTATATCAGCCAGCAGGAAGCGGCGATGCTGAAGACACAGGCGAAGGCTATATATGACTGCTGATTCACAGCATCTTAAGAAAAGATTAGAATCAGATAATGTAAAACCGATAGTCATTATGTCGAGGCTGCATGATTCGGAGATAGAGATACGTGACCCCAGATCCTCTCATCGGTAAAAAGCATCCTTATTATCTGGGTGCGTGGCATGATGGCAAAAAAGAAGTGACGGCCATATTCTGCCATGAGGGTGAGCGGCCGGAGCGACCGGTTGTGACGTTCGAAGACGGAGGTGAGGCGTTTGCATTTGTGCATCGCCTGAACCTGAACGCGAGAAATAAATCCGCCGTTCCCTAGATAATATCAGCCGTTATTGTTTCAGGATTGTCCATTTTTATCCCCCATCAGCCAAGCTTGGTTCATCATTTTTTCGAGGGCAACCATCCCCCGCATTCCCTGAATGGCGATCACGTTTTCTTGCCGTGACATTTGCTCGGCGATGCGCTCGCTATGAAATTGTTTAACCTCGACATAAACATTAAAGCTCGGCAGATAAAAATCTAAACCTGTAACACTATCATTGCGCTCGAATTTAATTCCGTAACGAACGCACATATTCTCAAATGCCATCTCCATGGGACACGCTGGCTGCTGTGTATGATCTTTCGGGATGGGCGTCTTTTGAGAATTATTAAGCGCGTATTTCTCATTGAGAAGGTGGACTTCCTCAGCACCGTCTGTTGTCGTTTGTGGCGGTCTTTCAGTCATGGCCATAATCCGCGTTGTGAAGAGAAACAATGTGATCAGCTAAACGGCGAGGGATATTCTTCAGAATAATCCATGCTCTGTCGTTCTGCGGAATATTTGAAATTACAAAAAAGTTTTCGCCATCACCGTTAAGTTCTCCAGCTACTTCCCATTTTGTTGTCAAAGGATCTTGCATCCCTTGTGGTGTGGTTTTGGATTTATGGTCTTGCATAGTTCTCCCCATCCCGTCGGCCTTCGTCATAAGCCGCTTTCAATGCTTGGTCGATGTGTGTGAGCAACAGAACGTCTATCCTCACCGGCCTTCCGGATGCGGATACGCAATGCTCAACCTTCTGATACAACTCAGCAGTTGCTGCGCGGAAATCTGGCGTCGTTTTGGTTGTCATCAATTTACTCCTGCCGCAACGAAAAATCCTATGGAAGCTATCGCAGAAAATGAGGCTCCGGCTCCAGTAGGATCAAAACCGGAAAAAACGAGCGCCACTGAAAAACTAGCGAAGAAAACAGCCGCTATAAAATAGATAACATTTTGTTTCATCATAATTTGCTCGTCGTTTTAGAGTCCTGCATTCAATGCCTCCACCATAATCCGCGCCTCGTCCATTGTCGCGCTAGCCTGACCCTCCAGCACAGCAACCAGCCGTTTGCCCTCGGTGTCCACGATCATCATTGGCGTGGGCGTAGCCATAGGCCGTTGCTCTAATCGGTAACGCGGAGTGGTTTGTGAACTCATAACGCCTCTCCCTTTAAACGTTTTTCTACAAGCCGAGCGTAGCCAGCAATGTCATGCCAATTATCGTCATAGTCAGGATCACCGCCAAGAATGCGGCTTATTTTCTGAGCTATTACTTCCAAAGCTTCTTTCTGATCGTGCGCTAGATCATTCCATTTCGGTTGTTCGCGGAAGAATGCTCTCAGGTTCTGAACGCATCGAGCCTGATCCATAAAAGTACCGTACCTTTTGTGGCGGTCTTGGAGTGTTGCAAGCACTTCATCTTGAGTCGTTACTGATTTTTCAGACATTATCTCTTCTTCCTCTCAGCCAACCAATCACTTATGATTTTGAATGCCAAATTTGACATCGTTCGACCTTCTTTGTCGGCCTGTTTCTGGAGGGCATCTTTCATGGGTTTCGGCATACGGATGGCTAATTGTTCGTTTTTCATTTTGACTCCAATGTCTGACACATTATACCTCTTGACAACCAATGTCAAGCCATGTTATATCTGTGTCAAGAATCAACCGAGAGTCAATAACCCCAGAATTTGCATGTTCAACCAAACAACTAGAGATGCCGCCTCCGTAGCTCACGAGATTATGACCTTCCTTGAAGGCGTGAAAGATCAAGGGACTGAAATTGATACCGGGTCGGGAATGGATGAAAGCGACTTGTGGGTGAAGATCGGCGGTATTGAGTGGTTCATCACCATAAAGAAGTCGAACGCCCAGAAGGCGAAAGAGCGGAACCAACTTTAACCCCGAAATATGAGCACCATGGAAGAATACGTTAAAATCAACACCCTGTTTAAGCGCGATATGGCGAACAAAGGCCGCATTATCGAAAGCGAATGGGCTTGCCCTGAGTTCAAATATCTCAAAGACAACGAATGGTCTTTCACCGAGAAGGTGGACGGCACAAACATTCGCATCTCGGCTGCTTTCTATACGGATGGACGAAAAGAACTGCGCTTTGGTGGTCGCACGGATGCGGCGCAAATTCCTGCCACCTTGCTCGATGCGCTTAACGCTGCCGTCACTTTTGATAAGTTTCAGGCCGCTTTTGAAGGCCAAGACCTTGTGCCAATTACTCTATACGGCGAAGGCTACGGCGGAAAAATTCAATCTGGCGGCAATTATCGCAAGGAACCTGGCTTCATACTATTTGACGTTCAAGCTGGTCCTTGGTGGCTACAGCGCGAGGACGTTGAGGATGTCGCCAAGAAACTCGGCATTGACGTCGTTCCTCTGGTCGGCAGCGGTACTCTGTCCGATGCCATCAAACTTGTGCGTGATGGTATGAAATCAACATGGGGTGACTTCCCGTCCGAAGGACTCGTCATGCGTCCAAAAGTTGAATTAAAAACTCGGTCAGGTCATCGCATCATTGCCAAGATCAAACACCGCGATTTTACAGGCGGCAAACTGTAAGCTCTATAATCCAGAACGAAAGGAATTATGCTTCCCTCTGCTATTGACCCTACTGTTGATCGTCTCGGCAATAGGCTTGAGCAGACCATCTAGACGTGTGGATGGGACATGGTGCAAAACCCTGCGGGAAGCTCCACTTAACCCTTAACCCCAGAAATTGCCATGAAACTAACAACCGCACAGAAGGTCAGAGTCAAATGGAACGAGATAGAAAATGCTGATCCCGGCATCAGCACGGAGAAGCTGTTAGCCCTAACAGGCGAAGCATTCGGCTTTGATAACGGACAAGTCGCGGATGCGCTTTACATGACTAGGACGCCGGAAGAAATTGCATCTACTAAAGAGTAAATCTTTAACCCCTGCTGGGCATATGTTTCATAATCCTCCTTGCCTACCATCCGATATGGGGTATATCGTTGGACAACGTGATTTTTACTTTAGGGAAAAGGAAAATAAGTGACCCAAATTATCGATCTTAAACAGCTTGCCCGTAACAATATGATCCGCGAAATTTGTGAAGGGAAGGCAATGGCTGAGGCCGCATGGCAGTATCAGACATGGAGCGTTAATGCGGTGCTCGACTGGCTGGAAGAAAACGGTTACGAGGTTCGCAAAAAAGATAAGGAAGTTATTCAAACACCCATAGGAAGCGCATGAAGGTTTTTATTCGGGATACAAACCCAAAATTTATTTTGGCATCCCAAGCAGTTGGGTTTGAAAATGTTGAGTATGTCGATATTACTAAGGCAAAAGCTGCGTGCGTAGTTCTACCGGCTAATTCATTCGGCATTATGGGTTCCGGCGCAGCTCTTGCGTTAAAAAATCGCTTCCCCGGAGTTGAAGATGACCTTCGTGAAACTATAAAGCATCAAGGCGGCGAGCTTTTAATCGGACAGGCCATTATTTGTCAGACAGATGACGAAGAAATTCCGTTTATGATTGCGGCACCCACCATGCGTATTCCTAAAGTCATTGCGGATCCCATAGATATTTATCTTGCGACACGTGCGGCGATGCGGGAATGGCTATTTGTTATCTCAAATATAGAGGAACTGGAAAAAGAAATTATAGCGTTTCCCGGAATGGGGACTGGTAAGGGAGGCGTTGATTTTCCAGTTGCAGCTCGTGCAATGAAAATTGGGATTGAAGACGCAATTAACGGTATCAATATACCGAATACGAAAGAAGATATGTTCAAACAGAGCTACGATCTTCACAGAAAGATTAACTTCGGCTTGTAAAGTGTCTCTCCCCAGAGTTTACAACCGACATAATCCTCTCGTCCCGAAAGATGCTGTCTACGTTGGTAGACCTTCGATATGGGGAAATCCTTATTTGATAGGATCGGATGGCAACCGCGACCAGTGTATAGAAAAATATAGAGAGTATATTAACAAAAATAAGCCTCTACTTGCGCGTATAGGCGAACTGAAGGGAAAAAACCTAGTTTGCTGGTGTGCTCCCAAAGCTTGTCACGCCGATGTGCTTTTAGAACTTGCGAACGAATCTTCGAATCAATAGTGTATAGGTAGATATACTGTGATAAAATCAGATCCACCTGTGAAAATGCGTATCGCATTGGCAGCAGACCTTGGAATTCAAAGATCGAGAAAGTTGGTAGGTAAACGTATGCCAGTATTAGCCATAGTTTTGTTCTTAGCAGTGACCGCTCCGTTCGGTGGAATGGTGTTTGGAAACGTTGACAAAGAGCCAGCGACCAAGCAGGTTCAATATCAGCCTCAGAATATTGATATTGTGATTGATACGACTGAGGAACAGGCAACAAAAGAAGTGACGGAGCAGTGATGGGTGACAAACCTCAATATCGGTTAATAAAGCGCAAAGACGACGGCAGTGGATGGGAAACCATCGGTGCCGCGTGGATCCGCGAGAAGGGCGGCTACAGCGTAAACTTGGAACTGGTCCGTGGTGGGCCAAAAATCAAATGTCTCTTGGTGCCAAATGAAGAAAAAAACTCTGGAGGAGAAACTACTCAAAAGCCTGCACAACCTCCCACCGATCTCGGAGACTCCATCCCCTTCTAAATACTTCAACGTATCGTTCCTTTTTAAACCGGGAGATTACGTAACTATAACGAAGCTTGGATTGAATTATCGCGGCCGTGTTTCGTGGTGCGAATACGATGGTCGGAATCAGTATATGGTTGAGTTCGCCGACGATGGCGGAAAACTCGAACGCAGGTCCTTCTTTGAAGATGAAATAGAACTGACGAGGCCAAAGGAATGAACACCGCTGAAAAAAATATGCGTAGCGATCCTTTAATCAATCAGATACTGGATGCGGTACGCGCAAAAAAGAAGTTGGTGGAAATAGAAGATGCATCTGGAAAGGTTATCGGAAGCATAAAATTCTCTGATGCTCTTTATAAAAAATACGAAGCTTTTTTGGCGGCTTGCGACCGTGATGATAAAATAGCCGAGAGTAGAGCGGCGGCGGTGGAGGCGGAAATAAAAGCGGTAGGAGATGAGGTCTTGCCTCTGGACCAAGAGGTGATGGTCAATGGAGGATTAGTCGGAAGAATTGTTGAGGTAACGAAGGGCTATATGGATCGTCCTTATTACCGAATTTTTTTACAGAACGGGGAAGGCACTTATGGTGATCCAAAAGACGAAAGCAACTACGGCTATTTCTACGCCCGGCAACTCCGAAATTATGGTCGGGGGACATGATCGAATCATTAACTATGCTTGTCGTGAGTTGGGATTGACAAAATCCGATATAGCTCGGAGATTTCAGGTAAATGAACGGCATATAGGACCAGAACACATAAGAGTTCTTTGGTTGGAGCATTTGCAAAAGCGGAGATAATTGGTGACTTGGCCTAAAGATAAGGCTGATAAGTTGAAGCAAATGTGGAATCAGGGAATAGAGATAGGTCCGATTGCCAAAGAGCTTGGAACTTCCAAAATAGCCGCGTATTCGAAAGTTCGTCGCTTAGGTCTTCGCTTGCATTATAAGAAAAAATCCAGTATACCATCTGAGGCGGGTGACCCGATGGTCAGTCAGGCTTCATAAGCCAGATAGCGAAGGGTTTGACTCCCTTACCCGCTACCATCTCTTTTCGTCAGAGGATCCTCATGCTAACTCCACCACTCGCCTACAACCAAGCAAACATGGGAACGGCAGCATTAGCGCCTGAAAAGCAAATGTCTCGCCTTGAAATAACTTCGGCTGAGCTTAGTTCTACTACCGAATCTCTCTATTTCCTTTTCCAGCGCACAAAGAATCTAAGAGATCGTCTACTTGGTATTGTTCCGGAAGCGAACTCTGATAAAAGCCAAGCTCACATTGAGCCGCCGGGTCATCTGAACAGGATAGATGCCCAAATTAATGGGATTAGATTGATTATTCAGTCAACATCGAAGATCCTCGAAGAAATAGAAAACTGCGCTTAAGGAAATATAAACATGACAAGAATGAGAGCTAAACTTAAAAAATCGCTTGCCAAGTTAAGTTCCCTTTAGTATACTACACAGCTTACGGGGATTAGCTCAGAGACAGAGCGCTCGGTTTGGGACCGAGAGGCCGAGATTTTAAAATTCTCATCCCCGACCAATTTAAGGAACTAAATGAGAAGCATATCGAAATTTTATGAACAAAATTATCTCACGGCCATTGTTTGCCGTTGGGGAGTAGTTGTGCCCTTTTAAAACAGCCATCATAGATCCGGTTGTTTTAAGAGGGACCTAAGAAGGTCCCTTTTTAGTTTTAGTGCAGTGCCTATCTTGGAAATGTGAATAGGAAGTTTTTAAATTTAGCGATGGAAGCCATCGTCTAACGGTCCAAGACTGCGCACTGTGAATGCGCCAATTCGGGTTCGACTCCCGATGGTTTCCCCATCGCCAACTAAATTTCAAATAATATTGGGGTATCCTCTAAAGGTAAGAGAACTGACTGTTAATCAGCCAATCATGGTTCGAGTCCATGTTCCCCAGCCAATTTATTCCTCGCTCGTATAATGGCAATACCGTAGGCTCTGAACCTATTAATCGACGTTCGAATCGTTGGCGAGGAACCAATATATGAAGCTTTGTTCTAGGTGTGGGTTGTCCGAAAGGAACTCTTATTCCTGTTATTGCAATCCATGCAAATCAAAATACCAAGTTGAGTGGTCTAGAAGAAGGGGTTGGAAAGATCAGCGAACATGGAAAATAAAAATCAGGGAAATTATAATTTCGGCAAAGAAAGTACCTTGTTTTGATTGCGGAATTTCATACCCGTATTTTGTTATGGATTTTGACCACGTTCGTGGGGAAAAAAAGTTTAATATTGCTCAAGCAACAAGCAACCGTCGCTCTGTAGAAAAACTAAAGGAAGAGATTGATAAGTGTGATGTTGTTTGTTCAAATTGTCACCGCATGAGAACTTATAAAAGAGCTTTTGGGGAGTCTTCTAACGGCAGGAACGTCGGCTTTGACCCGATCAATGAAGGTTCGACCCCTTCCTCCCCATCCATGTGCACTTAGCTCAAGCAGGCAGAGCAACGGCCTTTTAAGCCGTGAGGTGTCAGATCATGGCTGACAGTGCACACCAATTCGGGTTCGTAGCTCAGTAGGCAGAGCGTTCGCCTCTTAAGCGATTGCGCGTGAGTTCGATCCTCACCGAACCCACCAAGTTCCTTTGAAGTCCGGTGTTTGAACGCTAGGGGGCACTCGAACGTTCAAGGGGTAGCTGCTTGTGGCAGTGGTCTCCACGGGAAACTTCATTGAGCGGGGCGAAAGTCGGCCTGTCGAAAAAACAGACTTGGCGCTGGAGAGACAGTATGAGTTTAAGCGTCTCTGGTGTTGAAGGTCAGCACGTCTGCCTGAAGAGCAGAAGGATACGGTTCGATCCCGTGGGGATGCACCAGTTTTTTGGCATGTAGCTCAAAGGTAGAGCAAGGAGTTGATAACTCTTAGACGGTGGATCGATACCACTCATGCCAACCAATATGCCCGGTTAGCCCAAAGGAAGAGGCAGCTGATTCAAAACCAGCTCATGTGTGGGTTCGAGACCCTCACCGGGTACCAGTTTCAAGGGGGCTTAGTTATAATGGGAAAACATCGGTTTTGCACTCCGAAGTCACGAGTTCGACTCTCGTAGCCTCCACCAGTTTATGGGTCGTTAGCTCAATTGGAAGAGCACCTGTTTTACACACAGGATGTTGTGGGTTCGAGACCTACACGACCTACCAATATGCGCACGTGGTCCAAAGGATGGGCGCGGGTCTACGAAGCCCGTATATGTAGGTTCGAGTCCTACCGTGCGCACCACTCGTAAAGGCTGTAGGGAATAATTGTCCCTCACTTCTTTCAGCGTAAGCTGATTGGGCAGCGGTTGCCTCGAAACAGAAAGCCGCATCAGTTTTATACTAGATGCCCCTGTGGCCAAATGGTAAAGGTGTCTGATTTAGACTCAGAAGTTTCTCGGTTCGAGTCCGAGCAGGGGCACCAGTATGAATAGAAAATATTTTATTACCGATGACGATCTAAAATTTTTTGCTCAACAAAGCTCTTCTGTTGCTGAGGTTTGCAGAAGACTTGGAAGAAATGATGGAGGTGGAACTAATCATTGGGTTTCTCGGCGACTAAAAAAAGCAAACATTGATACGAGTCATTTTACTGGCCAAGCATACAAAAGAGAAAAAATATCACCCAATAAACTTTCTTGGCAGCAGATATTAATTATTCGGCCAAATGCCACAAATAGGAATCGTGCAGCTCAACTTAGAAGAGCAATGCTAGAGTCCGGTATAGTTTATGAATGTTTGTGTGGAAATAAAGGTGAGTGGAACGGGAAGAGGATTGTTCTTGAGATTGATCATATAAATGGAGATTGGTCTGATGATCGTAAAGAAAATTTAAGGTTTCTTTGCCCTAACTGTCATTCACAACAACCCACAACAGTCGCTATCGTTAAGAAATAATTCTACCTATGGTGTAATGGCGGCACGGTGGCCTTATAAGCCATGAGTTCCAGATAGGAGCGCGGTCTAGGTTCAAATCCTAGTAGGTAGACCAAGTTTAGGCCGGTGGCAGAGTGATTATGCGGCAGACTGCAAATCTGCGTCGATGTGAGTTTGATTCTCATCCGGTCTTCCAGTATACTATACCGGTGATTCCCGAATACCAATGCTGGAAATGTACGATGGTCTTTGACGGCGTCTATCGAGACGGCCGTTGTTGGCATCCGAATAATTGCCCTTATTGCGGGAGTTTGTATTTTACGTGGCTGAACTATGGAGATGGACATGCCGGGTCGAAACGAACTAGTGGAGGAGCTGAAGGAACTAAAGAAAAGAAAAATGGAGTTGGATAAAGGGTGGATACCCCTCCGCGATCAAGCGCGAAAAGTGGATGAAAAAATCAAAGAAAGAGAAACGGCAATTCGCATTATCGGTCTTCTTCCTCGTGTTTCTGATCATGCAATTTTTAGATATCTTCAGAGAAAATACGGGGTCGATTTCGATGCTATTCGTGACGAAATCCTTACCGATAAAGTAAAAGAGGCTATTCGGTTAGGAGCTTCTGCTATCACTGTTGATGGCTATAAATATGTTATTTCGGAGGGTTGTATCACGACGATCCTTGGTAAGGACCAAAGCATTCTGCCGAGGAAATCCATGAGAGAAAGAAAACGAGATCTTAGAAATGAAGCTCTCTTAGCTCAACAGGAAGAGTACCCCGGTCCTAACGGGGAAGTTGCTGGTTCGAGTCCAGTAGAGAGCACCAGTTCAAGTGCCGATAATTCAATGGACAGAAATTCTGCCTTCTAAGCAGAAAGTTGGGGGTTCGAGTCCCTCTCGGCACACCAGTTTGGTCAGTTCGTTCAATGGCAGGACAGAGGATTGTCGATCCTCCAACACGGGTTCAATTCCCGTACTGACCGCCACAGTTTATCCTAGATCGGATGTAAATCTAGGTAAGACAGTGAATTAAGTAACTGTCGTCAATTTTTGCCCTTGTGACGTAATTGGAAACCGTGTCAGATTTAAAATCTGAATTTTGTGAGTTCGAAGCTCACCTTGGGCACCAGTTTGGAGGATTAGCCTAATGGTAAGGCATCAGTCTTGAAAACTGACGAAGGACGAAAGTTCTGTGTGGGTTCGAGTCCTACATCCTCCGCCACCTTTTATTTTGTATGATGAAGAAACCGAATCCAACTAAGATTTATCGCTTGGTTATGTTCCATCTTTGTAAGCAACTTAAACAGGACAACTGTTTTCGTTGTGGCGAAAAGATAAACAGAATTGAAGACTTCAGTGTTGAGCACAAAAAGCCTTGGCTTACACATCCAGAATTATATCTGGATGTGGATAATATAGCATTCTCACATTGGTCATGTAATACGGCCCATGGAAGATCGATAAAGATTGTTGTTGGTCGGCCACGTCAAAAGAAAAACGATACAGCGCCTGCTGGAACAAAATGGTGTGGTGGCTGTAAGGACTATAGAGACTTATCTGTTTTCAGGAAGGATAAAGATCCTTGGGCTTGGTGCTCTGAATGTAAAAGAAAACACGATAAGAGAAGAGATAGAAGGAGCGTTGACCGAGAGGCAAGGTAGCGGTTTGCTAAACCGTACAACTCGAAAGGGTTGCGTTGGTTCGATCCCAACACGCTCCGCCATTTTTGTGGGTTTCGTATATAGGTATTACGCCTGTCTTCCAAACAGGTGAAACGGGTTCAAGTCCCGTAACCCACACCAGTTCATGTGCGAGTAGTACAACGGCTTAGTATGTCACGTTGCCAACGTGAGGATGAGGGTTCGATTCCCTTCTCGCACACCAAAGCTCTCTTAGTACAAAGGCAGTACAGTTCCTTGGTAAGGATCAGACACAGGATCGATACCTGTAGAGAGCACCACTTCAAACCGGAGAGAAAAATGCTTTGTCGTGTTTGTAATAAGGATAAGAGGTCGTGTTACTTTCCAAACAAAGCCAATAGAGCTGGCTATATTTGTTTGGAATGTAAGCGTAAAAAAGACCGAATTAACTATATGAGCAATCCTTCTGTACGAATTAAAAGAAAACTCAGCACAAATGAACGCGTTGAATCTCTTCAGAATATAGTTTTTCAAGAATCCTCAAAGCTTGGATGCTTCGAATGCGGAAATAAAGATCCTTTTGTTTTGAAATTTCACCTAAGGGAAGGCCAAGAACACGCCAGATACAATAAGTCTGTTGTCGCCCTTGTTCAGTCCGGCGGAGAACCCACACATCTTTATAATGAGTTTGAAAGATGTGTTGTGAGATGTGCAAACTGTCAGCAAAGGAAGGAATATAATGAAGAGCGAATTCGGAGACATGAACAGAACGCACAACTCAAAGAATCCATATCAAGGATCGTACAAGAAAGTTCTTTGCGTGTGCACGGCGGGAATACTTCGGAGTCCGACAGCAGCATGGATTCTGAGCCAGACCCCCTACAACTTCAACACACGAGCGGTGGGAATTAGTTAAATATAAGCCCCTGAAGCATAGATGGCGATGCAACCGCCTTGTAAGCGGAAGACGCGGCGTTCGAGTCGTCGCAGGGGCACCAGTTTAAGCATCGTTGGCAGAGCGGCAATTGCGTCTGACTGTAGATCAGATTCCCGTTGGGATGCGGTGGTTCGAGTCCATCACGATGCACCAGTTTAATATCGGGGTCGTATAGCGGCTAATACGGCAGTCTCCAAAACTGCTTACTAGGGTTCGAGTCCCTACCCCGGTGCCATTTTGCAGACGTGGACCAATGGAAGGTCAGTTCCATCCGAGGGAACCCAACGAGAGTTCGAATCTCTTCGTCTGCACCACGCTCCTATAGCTCAGTGACAGAGCTGCGCTCTCGTAAAGCGAAGACAGAGGTTTGATTCCTCTTTGGAGCACCATTCACCCGGTCGTCTAATGGTCAGGATAAGCGCCTTTCAAGTGCTCAATGCGGGTTCAAGTCCCGTCCGGGTGACCATTTTGCGTCTTTCGTCTATCGGTCAGGACATCACCCTCTCAAGGTGGAAAGACGGGTTCAATCCCCGTAAGACGCACCATTTTCCATAAAATGTTATTAACGTTATGAAATATATCATCCTCCTCAGTTCCTGAGGGGCCTCGTTCGCTATAATCTAAGGGATAAGGCGGCAATCCCAGTGAACAAAGGCTCGATGCAGAAAGTAGCGAGATATTCATTGCGAGGCATGGACTGTAAAAATCGGGCCCAGCCGCCAACCTATAGCGATTAAAATATGGCTTTAGCACCTTCCAATACTATTCCAGAACCACTCCCAGACGAAAACAATCTCCCAGAAGCTATGGATGTGTCCGTACCTATCGACGGAGACTCTCAAACGATTATTATCGACCCCGATACCGGAGCGGTCGTTACCCACAACCTTGATGGCTCAGCTACGGTTGACTTAAATCCCACCAAAGAAGCCAATAAACCATCAAATTTCGATGCAAATCTAGCCGAGCATATGACCGAGACGCAGCTCGGAATGGCTGGCGGAGATATTCTTCTTGGCATTGAATCCGATTTGCAGTCTCGCTCAGAATGGGAGGCCATTTACAACAAGGCCATCGATCTTTTAGGTCTGAAGCTCGAAGAGGCTTCAACTGAAATTACGTCTTACGGCACCCTCTCCAAGGTTTATCACCCTCTTTTGCTTGAAGCTGTTGTCCGTTCTCAGGCTAATGCGAGGGCTGAGCTTCTCCCTGCGTCTGGTCCTGTTAAGGTAATGGACTATCAGCCTCAAGGAGACCAAGAGCGTGTCTTGTTGGCCGAAGCTCTCGAAAAAGATATGAACTATTATCTGACATCGGTGGCTAAGGAGTATTATCCCGATACTGATAAGATGTTTTTTAGCACATTTTTAAGCGGAGATGGTTTCAAAAAAGTTTACCATTGCCCTATCCGGAGACGTCCTGTTTCCGATTCAATTCCCCCTCAAGACCTAATCGTTTCAAATGATGCTGTGGATTTGACGAGCGCAATCCGCGTCACGCACAGAATCTACATGAATCAATCGACGATGAAGAGAATGCAGATTTCTGGTCAATACAGGAAGTCTGTTGAGCTTGGTACTCCAGTCGATCAACCCGATGTGAATGAAACTCGCATCAAATCCATCGAAGGTATGGAGAGCGGCACTAAACTTCCTCAAGACTATCGCTATACGATTTATGAATGCTACGTCGATCTCGACCTTCCGGGCTTTGAGCACGAAGAGGACGGTGCACCAACGGGACTTCCTCTTCCATATCGAGTGACGATTGATCGCGACAGCAGACAAATATTGGAAATACGGAGGAATTGGAAAGATGGAGACCCCGATTACCGATGCAGAAGAAGGTTCGTCAAATATCCTGTCGTTCCCGGTCTCGGATTTTACGACTATGGATATATGCATCTCCTTGGGAATACCACCAGAGCGCTTACGGCCATCGAACGACAACTTCTCGATGCCGGACAATTCGCCAACTTCCCCGGTCTCTTAATCAGCAAACAGGGCCAGAGACAGACTACAAATCAGATTAGGGTTCCACCGGGAGGTGCCCACGAGATTGATACAGGCGGTATGCCGATTGGTGACGTCGTTTCTCCCCTTCCTTACAAGGGTGCAAACGCTACTCTGGCTGAAATTTCGCAAAAAATAGCTGATGATGGACGCCGTTTAGGTGGAACTACTGAGATTCAAGCGGGCGAGGGTCGTGCTGACGTACCTGTTGGCACGACTATCGCGCTGATTGAGCAGGCAACGAAGGTTGTTTCCGTCATCCATAAGCGTCTACACAGTGCCCAACAGGAAGAATTCGAGATTTTGAAGGAACTTTTCGCTGAAGATCCTACAGCATTGTGGCGTTTCGCTAAAAATCCAGCCAGAAAATGGCAAATGGCTGAAGAATTTCAGGATTTGGAGCTCGTTCCGGCCGCAGATCCAAATATTCCAAGCCATATTCATCGTATTATGCAGGCAACTGCTCTGATTCAGCTCTCACAGGCTGCGCCGCAGATTTATAATATGCATAATGTTCATCAGAGAGCCTTACAGACGCTTGGAATTGCTGATTCTGACTCATTATTTGCTCCTCCGCAGGCGGGACCTCCTCCAGATCCTATGATCGCCATCAAGCAACAAGAATTGCAGATGAAAACTCTCGAACAGCAGCGTGAGGCGCAGACGGCTGTGCTTGAAACGCAGGCAAGAGAGCATGAAACTCAGCAGCAGATGCAAGACAACGAAGCTGAACGTCAAAATCGTCTTCAGTTGGAATCTATGAAAATTGATCAAGAGAAAATTAAGGCTGCAACAGCTAATACTGGCCTTTCACGGCCTATTTAGGGGGAAACTATGGGCGATAGCAATGTAGATGCTGGCTATAACAGCGTAATGGCGAAAAGAAACGCCAAAGCAAATTCACTTTTGAAGCGTGGTGGGTATAAAAATGGTGGTGGAGTTGACGATAAAGTCAAAAAAGGAGTCCATCAGCACGAAAAGCATCTTCATAAGGGTCAAGAAGAGACCAAAATCAAATTAAAAACTGGTGGTGCAGCAGAAGGATGTGGCTCTAAGGGTCATATGGGTAAGTATGCTCGCGGTGGGGCAGCTAATGCGTATGCTTCAGGAGGAGCTGCTAAGAAATCAAAGAAAGGTGGTACTACTGTTAATGTAGTTATCGCTGGTTCAGGTCAGCAACAGCCTCAAAAAGTTCCAGTTCCAGTACCTGCCGGTGGCGGAGGTCCCCCAATGCCACCGCGTCCACCAATGGCCGGTGGTCCTCCGGGTGCTATGCCACCGGGAGCTATGCCGCCTCGACCCCCAATGAATAGAGGTGGAGCGATTCGAAAGATCGACAAGGTCAATATGAAAGCCGGTGCTGGTGGAGGGCTTGGCAGAATCGAAAAAATAAAGGATTATGGTCCTCCTAAGAGGGCTTAATCATGCAAGAACCAACCGCAGACTCGACGACCTTAGAAGATGGAGAAGGGGCAGTAAAGGAAACTGCCTCTTCCCTTGAAGAGAGACTTATGAATATTATTGCTGAGTTGGAAGCGCGAATCGAAAAGCTAGAGATTGATGCTGCAAAGCTAAAATCTGGGATGCCGCAGATCGCATTTTAATTCAGGAGTATTGTGAACTCACCATATGTTTACATATCCACGCCCTGTTACACGGGCAAGGTGGATATAAATTATCACACCAGTATGCTCATGACCATGAAGTATCTGGGTGAGAACCGCATCCAGCATATGTTTAATTATGCAGTTAACACTGGAGTTGACGCGGCTCGCAGCAAACATGCGACGGAGCTTCTTCAGACCAATTGCACCCATCTTATGATGATCGATGACGACATGGCTTGGGCACCTGATTTAGTTGCTCGCATGTTGGAAGAAGATCTTGATATCATTGGCGTTCCCTACCGTCGAAAGATTGTAACTCCTGTCAGCTTTACCGCCCGTCATACGTTCGAAGTAGAGCATAAGAAGACGAGACCATATCTCGTAAAGGTTGACGGCATTAGCTGCGGCATGACTCTCGTGAAAAGGCGAGTTTTCGAGGCTTTAAAAGACAAAATGCCAGTCATTCGTCACGACAAAGATGGACCTGATATCATCATGTTTTTCAGACATGAACTCATTGATGACAAATATCTTGGAACAAAAACCTATATGTCAGAAGATTATAATTTCTGCCGGTTGGCCAGAGAAGCAGGCTTTGATATTTGGGCTTATGTTGATGAGGAAGTAGCCCATATGGGAACTGTGGCATACAGAGGTAAACTCTCGGAAAGTATGGCGGGTGATACTGGATCGAACCTAAAGGATGAACGACTGAAAATGCATGTCCGACTTGTCGGGGAAACTATGCCTCAACAGGTAGTTGATTTTCCTGTAGAGTGCGAAGTCGATGGTCAGAAGAAGATCCTTATGTCGAGATGCAAGATAATTGACGGCGGTGTGTTATTACCAAACAGCGAATTTAAAGATCCTAATAACCCTGATGTAAAAGCTTATCTTGCAAAGATTAAAGCTCTATACCATACTGAAGAGACTCAAGACGGGCTTAAGGTCTTAAGCCCTCAGGAAAAATCATCATGATGATAGACAGTCAGTTCGAAACAGATTTTCAGCTTTATTTGGAAAATGAGTTTAAAGATCTCAGCGAGCGTCTCATTTCCAACCGCCACCAATCCCTTCAAGATGTATACGAAATCCAAGGCCGGATTCGTATGATTAGAGCCCTAGGCCAAAAATTCAAAGAAATGTCAAACGTCATTAGAGGAATAACCCATGCCTCCTAGTTCAGTTTTCAATATCTCTCACTCTCAAGATCCGAAAGAAGAAATTCTAAAAAATGTAGGAGACATATCGAATTTCAGAGTTTCCCAAGGAAAAGTTCTTCTAGCTCTTTATAAAAGACCGGAAAAGATCGGCAGCATCATCCGTCCAACATCCCATCAAGAAGAAGATAAATACCAAGGAAAAGCTTGGCTGGTTCTTAAGGCCGGACCTCTTTGCTTCCAAGATAGTGACCAAGGTTCATTCGGCGGATTCAAAGCAGAAGTCGGTGAATGGGTCATGGCGCGTAATAGTGACGGATATAGGTTCGACCTATGTGGAGATAATTCAGGTGAAGGATATGAATGCCTGATTATCCAAGATCGATACATCAAAATGGTAATCCCAACCCCTTACTCTGTTTGGTAGAGGCAGACATGACGACTCAAGAACAAAATGAACTGGATTTGGAGAAAATTGTCGATGAAAGCAACAATAAAGAAGATACTGTCATTACTCTCGATCAAGATGGTAAAGAAATCAAAACCACGGATAGTTCCGCTGACGGCAAAGGAGCTCAAGGCTCTTCAACCCCAGCCGCCGAAGACACTATCGCGGCCCTTAAAAAAGAAATCGAAGCAGCGAAAGCGCGTGAAGCAGAATACCAAGGTCGCGTTGCCAAACTAGAATCCGAGCATCAAAGCCAAATTAAAAAAGCCACGACGGCTATAGATAATGAGTTCAAGGCACGCGAAACATCAGTAGAAAACTCAATAAGCGCCGCCAAAAAAGAGCTGGACGCGATCAAAGTACAGCTCAAGGACGCTCGTGAGAAGGGCGACATCGACAAGGAAATTGAGCTTGAAGAAAAGCTTGCCGATACCCGTTATCAGTACAATGCAAGTCTTTGGCAGAAAGAAAATCTAGCTACCCAAAAAAAGGCGCAGGAAGACGCTATAAAAAATGCTACAGTTAACAACCAAAATCCCGACGGAACTCGTAGGTTTTCTGCGCGAGAGCAGAAATGGATCGACGAGCACCCGAAATACAATACGGATGAGGATTTTCAGGCTCTTGTGTGGTCTCTGGATTCTCAAGCGAAGAAAAAGGGAATCATCCCCGATACCGATGCGTATTACGATTATCTAAACACAAGATTGGAAAAGATGTTCCCTACAGAACAAGCCCCTGTCGGTGGCACGACCGTTACGGTACCCGTCCCGAAAGCCGCGACCACGGTAGCTATTTCAACTGCTGCTCCCGTTGGTCGCGGTTCCGGCGCTAGCGGTGCGAACGGACAGAGTGTCACGCAAATTCGGCTAACGCCAGCTCAACTTGAGGCTGCTGAGTTTATGGGGATGTCACCCGTGGAATACGCTCAGGATCTCATTAACCAACAGAAAGAAAAAGCAGGGAGATAATTATGGCTGAATCGCCAAAACCAACAAAATTAAAGGTTCCCGGACCTCTTCGGGAGGATGAAATCGCCGACTTGGTGGATGCAGTTCTTCAAGAAGACGATCCGTTCCGTGTTCCACCTGAAATTATTCCAGAAGGATATGTTGTCGAATGGAAACGGCAGACCGTGATGGGCGCTAGAGCCCCCAATCAATCAACCTATGAGCTAAATCTCGCTAGAACGAGATGGGAAGTAGTAAATATTGACACCCATCCATCGTTTAAAGCTCTTTTGCCTCCCGGTTTTACTGGACAAACTATTGAAAAAGAGGGGTTGATTTTGATGATTCGCCCCAAGGCAATTAGCGATAAAGTAAGAGAAATTCAGAAAGCTCGTGCCGATCATCAACTTCACCAAAAGCTAGCTCAACTTGGCCAAACCGAAAGCGGACAGGCCCCACGGCAGGTGTTGGGAATCAAACGTAGTTACGAAGCACCGGTAGAAATTCCGAAAGAATAAAAATTGTTCTTGATCTTAATAGGAACGGTTTAATACGTTGCAATCATCAAATTTCGTTTTGTTTTTTGAACGCGCTTCAAATCAAATCGAAAAATTAGGCTAAAACTCGACGCGCTGTTGAGAACGCCCGTTAGAAACGGAGTTATCAATGGCGAATACTTATGCGCCTAATGGGTTCCAAATGGTGAACCAGTTCGAGGGCTACGCTCCGAACTATACCTTGACTACACGTCTTATCTCAAGCGCCAACACCAACAAGATCGGTTATGGGGACGTTGTTCAGTCGTTAAATACTGGATTTATTGACATCGCTGCAACCACAAATACCCAAGTTTTGGGCGTGTTTTTCGGTTGCGAATACTATGACACAGCTCAGCAGGGCGGATTTGGCCAGCAATTTTCTCGCCAATGGCCCGGTGTAACTACGGCATCTGGCAATATTCTTGCCTATGTTTGCCAAGATCCAACGGCTGTTTTCCAAGCTCAAGTGAGTGGAGCAACCGCAATTACCAATTCAAGTATTGGTATGAACGTGAACTTCACGGCTAACGGTGTTCCAAACACTATCGGATTTAGTACAGCGGCTGTAGATGGAACTTCTGTTTCAACCACAAATACACTTCCGTTCCGGATCGTGGGTCTATCACTTCAGGCTTCGCTGAATGGCCTTCCGCTGCCAACCAGCACCCCAACAGCTAATAACTACGTATTGGTGCGTCTAAATAGCTGTGACGCTAACCAGTTGACCGGCGTGTAAGGAGATATAAATGGCTATTGCACTTTCACAAATTCAGGCTCTCCTTCTTCCGGGTGTTCGTAAGCTACCCGGCGAATACCGCCAAATCCCAACTCAGTGGAAGGAAATCTTCCAAGAGGGTAAATCAAAGATGGCAGTTGAGCGTTCAGTCTCACTTGCTTTCTTGCCGCTAGCTGCCCTTAAGACTGAAGGAGCTGCTACGCAGTTCGATAACGCCGCTGGTCAGCGTTACATCTACAATCAGCAGCACTTGGAAATTGGTCTTGGCTATTCGATCACTCGTAAGGCCATCGACGACAATCTGTACAAGCAGCAGTTCAAACCTTCAAACTTGGGTCTAAACCGTTCATTCGCGCAGACCAAGGAAGTCATCGGAGCCGGTATTCTTAATAACGGCAACGTATACGACGCCACAATCGGCGGTGACGGGGTTTCATTAATCAATACAGCTCACCCAATTGATGGCGGAACAGTTGCTAACCAGCCATCTGTCGATCTCGATTTGAATGAGAGCTCTCTGCTTTCGTCTCTTATCCAGATCCGTCAGTTTAAGGACAACCGCGGCCTTAAGATCATGGCTCGCGGCCGTAAACTGGTGGTTCCAATTCAGTTGGAGTACGTGGCAAGTCGTCTGACAAAGACGCAGCTTCGTCCGGGAACTGCTGACAACGATATTAACGCACTGTTGGCTACCGGTGGATTGCCCGGTGGTTATATAGTCCTTGATTTCTTGACGTCTCAGTTCGCTTGGTTTGTTCTTACCGATCAAGAAGGTCTCAACTATCTGGAACGTGTTCCATATGAAACTTCTATGTGGGTTGATGACGTTACAGACAACCTTCTGGTTAAGGGCTACGAGCGTTACAGCTTCGGCTACGATGACTGGAGAGCAATCTGGGGTACGTACCCAACATCATAACTCCGACCCGAAGAGCCGGACGGGTAATCTGGCATCCATTATGAGGAGATAGAATATGGGTATTACACACCTATCAGGTCTTGAAGTAGCTGGCGTTCCGATCATCACTAGCGGCGGAGCACCATTGTATACTGGCAATTGGTGGTTCGTTAACGAATCAACTGGTTCAGACGGAAACACCGGAGCTTCTGACAATCCGTTTAAGACTCTTGGTCAGGCTATAAGTGTTGCCCAAGCTAACAACAACGATGTTGTTGCTTTTGAAGGTACAATCCACCTGACATCAACGCTGACTTGGAATAAGAACCAAGTGCACTTGATCGGCATGTGTGCTCCATTGATGCGTGGCAAGAGAGCTCGTATCAGTGTTAGTGGTACGACAGCCTTCAGCCCAATGGTTAGCGTAACCGGATCTGGTTGCAATTTCCGTAACTTCGGAACGTTCTATGGCTTTAACTCAGCATCAAATAATGCCATTCCTTGGCAGGATACCGGAGGCCGCAATAGCTACGATGTTGTTGAATTTCTTGGCTTCGGCGATGGGACGGCCTCAACAGGAACAGCAAATCTAACAGCGGCTCGTTCTTTCGTTCTAAACACAAGCACTGGAGAGACCACTTTCCGCAAGTGTGTATTTGGAGTTGATACGGTTGCTCGTGGAGCTGCTAACTTCAATGTTGAAATTCTAGGCGGTGCTCCTCGTATCACATTCGAAGATTGCGATTTTGAAGCTTTGCTAGCTTCAGGTGGGACCGGTGGAAGCTTCCTAAAGATCGGTGCGGCAGGTATTGACCGTTACGTTAACTTTAAGAACTGTCGTTTTTTGAGCGATGTTAAGTCAACTGGATCGACCATGACTCAAGCTTTCAATATCTCTGGTACCGCTGGCGGTTTGATTATGATGGATCAGTGCACCACGGTTGGGGCAACTCACCTTGAAACGACTCCTACGAACATAATCTTTGTCAACAACTCTGCTCCTTCAACGGTTGCAGATGTAGGAATCGCTGTCAACAACCACAGCTCATAATGGTAGCTGTTAGGCGGAGATTATTGTGACCGGAACGCCTTACCAAAAAACCATTACTATGCAGCTTGCTGCTTCCGTAGTTAATGGTATCGCGCAGAGCCAAAGTAAGGGATCCGCAGGAAACTTTACTCTAAATGGTTCTCTCGTGACTGCCGGAGTTGCAACTCTTGATTCCAATGGCAACGCCCGTAGAGTTCTGTTCACTTTTGCTGGTGATGAAACTGGACATAATTTTACCATCACAGGTACTGGTTGGAATGGATTGGCTCAAACCGAAGTGGTTGCCGGTACATCCACTACAGCCCAGAGCACTAAGGATTTCAAAACTGTAAGTAAAGTTTCTGTTGATGCGGCAACTACCAGCACAGTTCAAATTGGAACCAATGGAGTTGGATCGTCTCTTCCTTTCGTTTGTGATGCCATAATTAGCCGCGCGGACTATGCATGTGGAGTTACAGCGAGTGGAACTGTAAACTATACTATCGAAGAGTCTTATGACGATCTAGGACCAGCATGGGATATTAATAGCGCTTCCCCTACGTGGTTCGCAGACTCAAATTTCACTAGCAAAACTTCAAATACCAATGGGGTTCTTAATGGGCCGTTCACTATGATACGTCTCACGATCAACTCAGGAACTGGTTCGGCAACGGCACGAATCATCACTCCAATGGGTACGGGTCCGTTCTAAAAGGGAGAGTAAGATGGCGAAGCATCACAAGAAAGAACACGAAAAGAAAGAGCACCACAAGAAAATGAAATCAGGTGGAATGGCTCACGGCGAAAAGAGCCATGGTCACATGGGTAAATACGCTCGTGGGGGCGGCACTATGTCGTCAGCCAAGATGACTCCTGAGTCTCCTCTTTCTGGCGCTGGTAGAATGTCAAATAAGCCAAAGCCAATTGGCACTGATAAGTCGGACGACTAATCATGCAAGAGTGCGGAGAGAGCTGGCAAGAGCTTGCCCGTAAACGTAGATCACTTAAGGTTTCTAAGAATCAGAAATACAAAAGTGGTGGTAAGGTTGACGGTGAAAAAGGCTCTAAATCTCTTGGTAAACACAAGAGAGGTGCTGGTGTGCCCGATGATGAATCTGAGCAGGAAATTAAAAAGCTCGGTAAAAATCAGGACGATCAAAAGACCTCTTGGGATGGTTACAAGGATGGTGGTGCGCCTAAGAAAAAGTGGATACAAGGCGCTATCAAGCATCCGGGAGCTGAAAAGAGAGCCGCCGCTAGAGCCGGTAAATCTACGCACGAATATATGGAAGAGCATAAGCATGATAGCGGCACCGCAGGACGCCGCGCTCGTCTTGGACTAGCACTGAGTAAAATGAACAAGAAATAAGCCCTACCCTGACAGGGCGAGGTGGGGAAAGTGACAACGAGCGGTACAAATAGCTTCTTCTTAGACAATAGCGACATCGTTCTAGAAGCATTTGATCGTTGTCAAATCAGGCCAACAGCTCTGACCCGGCAACATATGATTTCGGCGACAAGATCCCTTAATCTATGCTTACAATCCATGTCAAACCGTGGAGTAAACCTCTGGGAAGTAGATCTACAGACAATACCTCTTGTTCAAGGACAGGCTACATATAACCTTCCTGCCGATACTGTATCTGTTCTTGATGCCTATAGATCAAGTTTTATAAACACGAACACAGCTAACTTTAATGTAGCTATTACTACGGGTTCCGGTTCCAGCGGCATAACTATTAATCAAGAAAACCATGGGCTTTCTACTGGATATTTAATCCAGATTATTATTCCTATATCGGTTGGTGGATTGATTTTATTTGGTTCTTACTTTGTAACAAGCGTTATAGATCCAAATAATTTTACTATTACCGCACCATCGAATGCCACCTCTACCGTCATACTCGGTGGCGCAGTCCCATCATTTACATCCGTTAGCACCTCTCAAACTTTTACGGTCACACTTGCAAATCATGGCCAAATAGCTGGTAATAGTTTTGATGTTCAGGTTGGCACTACAGTTGGAAATCAATTTCTTTCGGGTGCCTTCATGATTCAATCCGTAGTTGACGCAAACAATTTCACGATTTTAGGCCCCGGCATTGCTACTGCATCAGAAACAGTTTTTGAAAATTCTGGACAAGCTCAAGTGATTGAACAGAACTCAAATCAAGAGCCTATCGATCAGTTCATGTCTCCTATTTCACGCTCTGAATATGCAAGTTACGCTACAAAATTTTCTCAGGCTCCACCAACTGTATATTGGTTTAATCGTCAAACACCCGTCCCGTCAGTTACATTATGGGAAGTTCCTGATCAGAACGGGCCATATTTATTTAAGTATTATCGTATGAAGCGTATACAGGATGCAGCAGCGTCTATGGGGCAAACGGCCGAAATACCATATCTATTCTTAGATGCTATATGCGCAGATATGGCTAATAGACTGGCCAGAAAATACGCACCTCAGTTATGCGCAGCTCTCTCTGTGGAAGCTAAACAAGCTATGGACGAAGCTATGATTGAGAACCGAGAATATGTAGACATCATGATTAAACCTCAACTTTCTGGATATTGGAGCATCTAATGCCTTGGCGTCCGCACGGAAGAGCTCGCGTAAACCCGGATTCTCCAGAAGGATTTGGCACCTGTGATCGGTGTGGTTTTCTCTATAACCTAAACGATTTGAAATGGCAGTACCAATGGCAAGGAACTGAATTAATAAATCTAAAATTAAGGGTTTGCACTGTAACTTGCTACGACAAGCCATCCGAATTTTTACGGACCATCATTCTTCCTCCGGATCCTGTTCCTTTGGAGCAGCCACGTCCAGAGCCTTATTCGGTAGATGAATCTAGCGACAATGTTTGGGGCGGAGGAGGAATTTGGGGCGAAGACGGAAACTGGGGCGATGGGCAAAATTTTGAACCATGAAAAAACTTTTAACACTTATCTTGTCAACTTTATTAATACTGCCTTCAGCAGCTAAGGCGTTGCAGACCCAATCAACTGTTAATCCACTTATTCCTGTAAATGGACAACCAGTAACTGCTCCTCCTGTTCAGCAAAATTTCCTTCATACATGGAACGACATAAATACAATCCTGAGCTGGTTTCCTATAAATCTTAATAATCAATCGTTCGTAACTGGCAATTTAAATATAGTCAACTTTAATGGCGGACTTAATGCCAATTCATCTACCTGTTGGAGAGGAAATGGAGTTTGGGCTAGCTGTGCTGGAAGTGCATCAGGATCCCAAGGAGATATTCAATACAATTTTAACGGTGCTTTTAGTTCTGATTCTGGCTTTACGAGAGACCCATCAACCTTCACCACCAATATAAGTGGTGGTGGATTGACATTAGGTTCGCCTACCGGAGGTGACTTAGGAGAGGGATTCCTTAACGTAGCTGGAGGGTTGGCGGTCAATGGCGTAACTATCAGCACAAGTTTTCCTACCATCACATTAAGTGGGGACACGACCGGAACCGGGACAACTTCCATCACGACAACTACCGGTAAAGTTCACGGAGTAACGTATCCGGCTACGCCCTCAACAAACACAGTTCCTGTGGTGACAAGTTCTAATACAGTAACGTATGAAGCTGTGCCGAACGCAGCGCTAGCCAACTCATCAATAACTATAGCCGGTCACTCCG